ACTGCCACAGTTCCTGTTACGTTAGCAGCAGTTCCTGTAGTATTTTGATTTAGTGTTGGAAATGTGCAGTTTGCTAAGTTACCAGATGCTGGTGTACCTAATACTGGAGTAACTAATGTCGGACTTGTACTAAATACTATGTTAGTAGAAGTAGTACCTGTTGCACCAGAAGCTGTATATCCTGTAATATTATTAAATGCAGCAATTCCTGCTGATGAAGCATTAGTGCCACCATTAGCTACTGGAAGCGTTCCTGTAACACCTGTCGTAAGTGGAAGCCCTGTACAACTTGTAAGCGTACCAGAACTTGGTGTACCTAATACTGGAGTAACCAATGTTGGGCTTGTGGCAAATACTAATGATCCTGAACCAGTTTCATTCGTTACTGCTGCTGCTAAGTTTGCGCTTGTTGGAGTGCCTAAGAATGTTACTACGCCCGTACCAAGACTAGAAACCCCTGTACCGCCATTAGCCACAGCTACTACACCAGTTACGTTAGCAGCAGTTCCACTTGTGTTACCAGTTACGTTACCTGTTAAATTTCCTGTTACATTACCAGTTAAGTTTCCTGTAATACCTGCTGGCGCAGAAACAGCACCTGTTAGCGTAGAAGTTCCTGTAACGGATAAAGCACCACCTACTGTAAAGCTATCTGCATCAGAACCAACTTGCTGATCCTTCAGTTGAGCCATCAACTCACGAATAGCGTTATTGATACCAGATGGCGCACACCCTTCAGCAATGTCAATGCCACCGATGTCGGTATTATTTGCTGGTGTTGAACTAAACTCACTAATCTTATTTTTTGGCATGATTTAACCTTTTCTTAACCAATTATTTGTACTTACTGAAACTTCTGTCCATGTATTTGTGTTTACTGCAACGTCACTCCAAGTGTTATCTGTGACTACAACATTCGCCCAAGTGTTACCAAGACTACTTACTGCTAGATTTGCTGTACAAGTTATTGCGCCAAACGCAGAATAATTAGCATTTGCATAGCAACTTGTTGTAGCTAACGCATTTACTGAGCCAATTCCACTATAAATAGCGTTAGAACTTGCAGAAACGCTTGCTAACGCATTTATCTGTGCAACCCCTAGTCTTTGCCTTACAGCATCAGCAGTTACGCTTCCTGTGGCTGTTATGGAAGCTGAAACTGAGTTGATCGCATTAGCGTTACATGAAACATCTGCATAGGCATCTATACTTGCTACAGCAAATATAATCCTAGTTGCTAGTGATGCAAATGGTGTTTCAGCAAATGCGCTAAATCCAAACATTAAGCATCCTGTGCATCAGAGAAGTCTTTAGTTTTTAATGCCAAGTACACAGCTTCACGAGTAGCATCTTTGATGTAATCATCGCCTGTGAATGTTAGGTTTTGCCATGCAACAGGATTGTGATTCTCGTCACGCACTTCTTTGCTTACATAGCCGTTAATAACAACCTCAAGTGATTTGTTTTTGAAATCTTCTGTAATAGAAAAGATATTCCAATAAGTTGCATCAATGCCGAATACTGTGTTTACTGCTTTTAATAGTGCCATTTAACCCACCTTCCATGAAGTGCCATCGTGATATACAGGAACGCCTACTGCACCACCAGTAACAACAGTTGCCCCAAATGTAGGTGCTAAAGCATCGGTTACAAACGAACGTGCGCCAACCGAACCTGTAGGCAATGTTGCTACAGTATATGTTTGCTGTTTAAGTAATCCATTAACTGTTGTAGTGCTTGTTCCTGCATTAGTGCCAATAGTAATAGCAGTAGTTCCACCGACACCGCCAGCCGTACCTAAATTAAGTGTTTTTGTTCCACTTGTATTTGCACCTGTAGCAATATTAACTGCTTGAGAAGCTGTTGATTGACCAAGTGTAATTGCACCTGTTCCAGTAGTTCCACCAATATTAATTGTTCCAGAACTATTGCTTCTGCCCATATTTATTGCACCAGTTTGACCATTTGAACCTATGCTCAACGAACCACCAGTTAAACCTGTACCTATATTAATAGTAGAACCAGTTGTAGAAGTTGCAAAATTTGCAGAACTAACAGCATTGCCTGTTAATTGCAATGAACCATTAGCTGTTAAATTAGTAAATGAACCTATACCTGTGAATTGTGTTGCAGTTACATTACCTCTTAATGTTGTATTAGTAATATTAGTATCGCCAATAACAACTATATTATTTGCTGAACCACCTGTTAAATTAGAGCCTATTAAAACTTGATTTGAGCCTGTTCCTGATGTGTTATATCCTACATGAACACTATTTGAACCTACTTTTTGTGTGCTACCTGCGTTATAACCTATGGCAGTATTATTTACTGCTGGTGCTAAAGATGCAATTTGAAAAGTAGCACCTGAGCCAGCACCGCCTAAATCAGCATTGTCAAGTGTAAATACAGTATCTAATGCACTCCAACCAAATCCTGTATTTGAAATACTTACGCTATTTATTGTTCCGTCACCATTAATAAATACAGTTACAATAGGTGCTGTACCGCCAGCAATTATTGGAGTACCTGATACATATACTAAAGCTGCACCACTTCCATCATATCCTGAATCGTATCCACTACCTGCTGTAAGTTGAGTAACTGTAGCAACACCAGCACCAATTCCATTTAGTGCGTTATTTCCAATTCCTACATTATTAATGTTACTTGATGTAATGTATGGAGTAACAATAGAAGAATTAGCTACAGCTACTCCTGATGGATAGGTACAGAATACATCCTTAGATCCAGCAGAGAAGTCAATCTTAGCAGTAGTGCCTAAACTATTTGACAGCACAGTATCACGAGATAGTGTCGTACCAGATGCTGTGTAAGTTCCTAGACCTACTTCCCATTGTGTACCACCTGCGATGGTATAGTAGGTAGTGTTAGCGTTACCAATGTCAGCGAATGAACGGAAGCCTGTGGATGCACCAGCAAGCGTAATTGTGCCCTGACCTATAGTGGTAGTAGTTTCCTTAACCCTGTCTTTAATAATTAAAGCCATTGTCTATCCTTACGCTAAGGTTACTGAAAGGTTGCCAGAAGAAATTTTGAAGATGTCACCAGTTTCAATTGTCTTAGATGTGGTTAGTGGTGTGTGGTATAAAAGGTTGCCAGAAGTCAACGCATCCATGATGCCGATCCAGCCTACTGTACCCCATGTTGAAGTACATTGTGGGAACGTACAATCTGCGTTAGATACCGACACACCATTACTAGGTGCAGCGAATGTTACTGCTGTTCGTGCGTATGAGCCACCAGATACCTCTGTACCTGTATTGGCATCAGTAGGATCACTTGTGTACAAAGCCACATAAACTGTTGTTGGTGATGTGTATGCCGTATTGCGTAGAGTTACATTGATTAATGCGTTCTCTAAATAGTTACTCATTTCAGCCATGATTATTCCTATCGTGTTGCTATTGAAATTGAAAGTGGTGAACCGCCATACTCACCTTGATCGTCACTTACTGTTAGTGCAGCCAATGATCTATCATAAAGTGAAGCCCATGTTGCTAACCTTTGATCGTTCATTAAGTATGGCTCTGCTTCACCAAGTGCGCCATATAGCAACAAGTCTGGGCAATTAGCCAAGAATACGTTAGATACGTTTGATGTCGTTAGGTATGGTGGTGTAGCGTAGTAAATCATCTGCAATGTGTAGATGCCATCTGGTATTGGTGCTAACTGAAACTCTTGAGCAAGCACAGTATATTGCAATGGTACACCAGAGATTGCTGCGTTAGTATTGCGATAGAAGTTTGATGGTGACTGATACCCAAGTGTCTGTACTGGGTTTGTGTTCATGTGCAAATCACGCATCTGTAAGTAGTCAGATGGTAGTTCTACTGTGCTATCACCAGCTACAGTATCCGTAGTGACAACCTTAAGCATTTGACGAATACGCAACTCTCTGCGTAAACGAGTTTCAGCTAACTGAATGAAGTCTGGTATCTGTGCAGTCAAGTCTGAACGTGCCAAGTAACTAGCAATCGTAGCCTTCAAATCAGTATAGTTTGTTATGCTCATATTTTACCCATGCGAGTTCTGAAAACTTGGTTATCAGGATTGTTTAAAAAAGCCTTGAATCTGTCCATGTCCAAGACCTGCAATCCTCGTGTAATGCCTTGTTTCTCTAGTTCTTGAAACACGACCAACGGAATTGATGCTACTTTGTTCTGTGGGGATAAAGCGTTATTGCCATCCCATCCTCTTCTATCCATTGACTGTGCATATAAAGCCTTATTATGCTCAACGAGTGCGCTAATGTCTTGTGTCTGTGCAATTATTAACTTTTCATCTTCATCAACGAAAGTGGTACTTGAAACGCTGTTATGTATTGTATTTTCCATTTGTAAATAGAGAGAGCCGAAGCCCTCTCCA